TGATGCCTTGCTCGGGGATGACGGGAAGATGCCCGAGGTTCCCATGACGGTGAGTTCCGTCCTCCAGTATCACCTTCAGATGACCGCGCAGGAGGTCGCAGTACACCGCCTGTGGGGGCGATACAAGGTCGTGTTCGATGTCCACCCCGGGCTCACCCGTCATCTGCGGTCGTCCAGCAGCGACAAGTTCCCGCCGATGGTGCTCCAGAGCCTGACCCACATCAACCCGGTGGTGTTCCTGGAAGAGCCGGTAAGCCTGCGGGACTCGGCAGGCAAACCGGTCCGGTTGATCGGCTGGTACGTCGCGGGCATGAGTGCGCGTAAGGGGTATATCGACACCACTGATCCGCGCGCGCAGTCGTTTCATCTGACCACCATCTCTGAGGTGCTGAGCCAGGACGAAAAGGAAGTGATCGACTGGGACCACTGCCGGATCACGCTGCCCGTCACGGGATCTGACGCCACGGTGGGCGAACTCATTGAGCAGGCCCTCGATGCGTTCCAGTGGGACCCCACAGTGTCCGGGCAGACCCAGGAATTGCAGCGACAGTTCATCTCGGACTTGCTGTACGTGGCCGTGCCGCACATGTTGTACCTCGTGTCCCAGGGGCTGGAGACCCAGCCGAAGCCGTTCCACACCCCGGCGGCACCGAAGAAAAACAGCTGGGAAAAGAAGCGAGGTGGCGGAAAGGTGATCCGGCAGCTGGTGGGGTTCCGTACGGGACCCGCGCTGGCGGCCATGGACCGTTGGGGGGACGACGTTTCAGAGAGCCGTGAACCCCGGGGGCTTCAGGGGCTGCGGAGGTCTCCTGTGGCGCATATGAGGCGGGCGCACTTTCACACGTTCCTGGCGGGTCCCCGGGATGCGCCGGAGCGCGAGAAGCGGGTGAAGTGGCTTCCTCCGATTCCGGTCAACGCGGAGGGTTCGCCTACGGAGACCGTGGCGGTGAAGATCAAGTAGGACTGGGGGAGGGGACACTTGATGTCCCCTCCCCCTAGTGTTAGGGTAGATACAACGTAATCGACCGAGGAGACGGCCCCATGACCGCACGTAAGACGGACTACTCCACCACCCGCCCGGACGGCATGGAGTTCATCTGTAACCGGTGGGTATTCGCTGGTGACAAGGGCTACCGCGTCAAGCCCAACGACGACGGTCACGGCGACGACGGCACGTTCAACGTGTACTCGTACGCGCACACGCAGGAGCGAGTGGTCGGCACCTTCGGCATGAACTTGACAGAGGACGCGGCGCACGAACTGGCCGCGTCCCTCGCAAAGCGTTAGAGCCCGGATACGCCGAAGGGGCGGAGAGTCGGAAGACTCCCGCCCCTTCGGCGTGCATACGGCTTAGTAGTTGCCGTTGCTGAGGATCTCGCCGGTCTTGTCATACACCGTGACGAGACCGTTCTTGCTGTCCTTGCCCCGGCTGGTCTGCCAGTCGGTGAACGCACTGGCAAGCAGCTTGCCGTCACTCCCGTGCGGGCCCATCAGACCGCCGCTGTAGTCGGTGTAAATGTCGGCGGTGTCCAGGATGTCGTTCTTCTTGTCGGCACCCTGGATCTTGGTGACGTGCTTCACGGCGGCCTGCTCGGTGGCGGTCCCGTTCTTGTTCACGTACGCCTTGAACGCCTGCACCGGGGTTTGTGCGGGCGCCGCGTCCTTGCCAGCGGTCAGGGTCGGCCGGGCGTTGTGGGAGGGAGCGGAGTCGTCTGACGTGCCCTTGCTGCCGTTGGAAGAAGCGGCGACCGCGACAACCCCGACTGCGACAAAGCCGATGAAGGCGTACAGGCAGCCCTTGCCCTTGCGCTTCTTCGGCTCCGGCTGCGGCGCGTACTGCGGCGCGGGGTACTGGGGCGGCTGCTGCGGTTCCTGCTGAGACATGCGGGGTTCCCCCTGAGGTGAGTTGGGGCCTGCGGGCGCATGGCGGCACAACAGGCGGAGAGCAGCATACGGTATTGACCGAGGCCGTTCAATCTACCCTCTCACCCCGAGCCATTTGCAGGCCTATTTGCAGGACTTGTTGTAGGCTCCCGTAAACGTGATCGGTAAGCTACCGTGAACATCACCGAACACAATCAGGCCTCATATGCCGGACCTGTAGCACCTGTAGGGGATCATGAGCCTCATAGACGATCTGGTGAGCATCGAATCCCGGCGCGGTACCTATCCCGGGCCGCAGTGCACCGTCGCAAAGATCATGGGACAGATCAGCGAAGACGACCGCGCCCAGTTGTGCCGGGTCCTGGACAACCCCGACGTCCCCGGGTCTGTCATCGCCGGGGCTCTTACCCGCAACGGGTATCCCGTCGCCGACAAAACGGTTCTGCGCCATCGCAAGCGTGGTACGTCCTCCGGCTGCCACTGCCCCAAGGAAGACGCGTGAGCAGCGGTCTCTCCGGCGACCTGGAGGCCTTACTGCGCCTCCCCGTCGGTCAAGCGGGACCCTCCAGCACCGGACACGTCCCCACAGCCGCTGTCGGCCGGGAATGGCAGCCCGGAGTCGCATTCAACGCTGACGGGGCCATGACCGTCGTCACCGCCCCCACCACGACCAGCCCGCAAGACCCCCAGGCCTGGAAAGCTGCCGTCGAAGAACTCGGCCTCGCAGTCCCCGAAGGCTGGACCGTCCAGCTTGCCGAAGCCAAGTACGATCCAGCCGCCTGGCACCGGGACGCCCAGGGCGAAGAAGCCGTCACCCGGCCGGTATGGCGGCTGAAGTTCCGGGTTGCTCCGTCCTCTCTGGCCGGGTACGGCGCGGAGGATGTCGCGACGATGGTTCGGGACGCCATGCGCATCAAACGCACCCCACGGCCCCCTGTAGCCCCGTCTCGGGGCCTTGTAGTCGCCTACTCCGACCCCCAGACGGGCAAAGTCGACCGCAGGGGCGGCACGCCAGAGCTGATCGCCCGCATCGCGGAGAAGTTCGACCGGCTCCAGGACCACGTCAGAGACCTCAAGACCCTCGGCCGTCCGGTGGACTCCGCCTACTGGATGGATGCCGGGGACTGCGTCGAAGGTCAGCAGAACGTCGCCTCGCAGCTTGCCACGAACGATCTGACCATGACGGAAATGGTCCGGCTGCACCGCAGGCTGACGTTCGATGGACTGTCTCGGCTGGCCCGGCAGTTCGACTCCGTAACGGCTGCGGTGTGCGCGTCCAACCACGCCCAGCACCGCATCAACGGCAAGGTCGTCGGACCGCCGTCCGACGACTGGGGCATCGAGACGATGCAGCAGGTTGCCGACGCCTTCAACTGCAACCCGGACTCCTTCGGTCACGTCAAGTTCATCCTGCCTGAGAAATGGGAGGAGACCGTGAGCGTGGACGTCGCCGGAACAGTCGTAGGTCTTTCCCACGGTCACCAGGTGCGTGGTCCCGGCAAGGTTGTGGACTGGTGGCGCGGCCAGACGTTCGGAGAGCAGCCGGTAGCCGCCGCGAAAATCCTTCTGACCGGGCATTTCCACCACTTCCGGGCGGAAGAGGTCGGCTCCGGCAAGCTGTGGGTACAAGCCCCGGCCCTGGACAACGGGTCTTCCTGGTACGCCAATCGCACCGGCGACGACTCCCGGGCGGGTCTGCTGGTGTTCTCCGTAGGTGCGGACGGCTGGTCCGACCTTGTCATTCTCTGAGAGGGGTATCCGCTGTGTCTCATGACGACGCTGAATCCGAGGGCGAAGAGCTGGCGCTCCCTCCGGGGATGCTGCCCCTGATCCAGATCCAGGAACCGGAGGGCGACGCACTTCGGTGGACCCCCACCACGTTCTTGATTGACCTGTTCATGGCGTTCGCCGGGGTGCTGGAAGCCATCGCCGGTTTCTACGGAGACCAGGCACGCTCCCTCGCCGCGCGGGCCTCCCTCAAGGAAGAGCTGAAGGACCGGGACATCCGGCAGCGCATCAAGACGGAGGAACGTCTCCGGATGCAGCTGCACACCCTGGAGGACATCTCGTACTTACCCGAGGCCCAAGAGTGATAGCCTAGTTCTCCGCAGTCAGGATCGCACCCCATGGCGGTCAGGTCTGCTTCCACGAACCCCGGTCTCTTACGAGCAGACCGGGGTTTCGTCATTTCCGGCATTCCCCCAGCTCTTGACTGTTCCGTACAATGATCAGACAAGTGAGCATTGACCGGGGAAAGAGGATAAGGCGTGGCGCGTAACGCATGGGCGGACAGACTCGCCACGCTCTACGAATTACAGGCGAAAAAGGACTCCCACCGGAACCCCGCCGTATGGGTAAACGACATCCTCGGCGAAGACATGTGGTCCATGCAGACCGCCATTTGCGAGAGTGTCCGGGACCACCGATTCACAGCCGTCCAGTCCTGCCACGCCGCAGGCAAGTCCCACCTTGCCTCCCGCCTCTCAGCCTGGTGGATCGCCACCACACCCATGGAAGAAGTCTTCCTCGTCACCACGGCGCCCACCGCCCGTCAGGTGGCCTCCATCCTCTGGCGCTATATCCAGCGCGCCCACAACCTCGCCAAAGAGCGCGGATTCACCATCCCCGGCCAGATCCTCTCCTCGCCGATCCCGTCCTGGAAAATCAACGGTGAACTAGTCGGCATCGGGCAGAAGCCGCCGGACAAGGAAGACTCGGCCTTCCAGGGTTTCCACGCCGAAAAGATCCTCGTTGTCATCGACGAAGCGTGCGGCGTCGACCGGTCCATCTGGGACGCCGTGGACTCCCTCGTCACCAACGAGTCGTCCCGGGTCCTCGCCATCGGGAACCCCACCGACCCCGCGTCACACTTCCGGCAGGTGTGCTCCCCTGAGTCCCCGCTAGGCGAGAAATGGAACAAGATCCGCATCGACGCCCTGCGGTCCCCGCTGATGACCGAAGAGGCCTGCTCCCGGTACCCCCGCCTGGTGGAGTACATGAAGGAGGAAGGGATCCCCTTCGCCACCGAAGAGGTCTCCCCGACGCTCCAGAAGACGCTGGTGGGCCCGACCTGGGTCTATGAATCCATGGTGGGCTGGGGCAAAGACTCCAGCCTGTTCAAGTCCAAAGTGCGGGCCGAGTTCCCCGAAACGTCCTCCGAGGGCGTTATCCCGCTGGCCTGGGCAGAAGCCGCCATGGCCCGGTGGGAGAAATGGCGGGACGGGACCTACATCATCGACCCGGACACCGAAGAACCCGTGTGCCTGATCGAACCGCGCGCCCAGCAGATCGGCGAGATCGTCATCGGTGCGGACATCTCCGACGGCGGCGAGGATGAGACAGTCGCCGCGATCCGGCAGGGCGAGGTGATCCGTGAACTGATCGCGTTCCCCTCCAAGGACCCGCTGACCACCGCAGACGACCTCCAGGTGATCGCGGCCAAGCACGGGGCCCCGACGAACGCCAAGTACATCGTGGACGGTATCGGCGTCGGCTCCGGTGTCGTGGCCAAGCTGCGCCGGGACTCCCAGGACACGTACGCGTTCATCGCGGCGGCCAACAGCGGTCGCAAGGACACCACCCAGAAAATGTCGTTCATCAACGACAGGGCGGCGGCCTGGTGGAACCTGCGCGAGATTCTGAACCCGGCCCGTAAGGGCGGCGCTGTTGCCGCGTTCCCCCGGGACGACAAGCTGCTTGCGGAACTGACCTGCCCCCGGTTCGACACACAGCCCGGTACCCCGAAGTACAAAATCGAGAAGAAGGAAGACATCAGAACCCGGCTGGGGCGGTCGACCGACCGGGCAGACGCCGTGATTCAGGCGTTCTGGCTGCCTTCTGCGGTACCGGGCCCTGAGGAATTGAAGGACAACGCCTGGAAGGCTTCCGAGGAACGCTACATCGGCAACGATGATTCAGAGGCCGTGGTGGAAAAGTGGGATACGGCCTCGGATATGGAACTCTCAGGCTGGTAAGGCGAAAATCCTGAATGTTAGCATAAGCCGGACAGATGCATAGACTAGGGGAGCACCGTGGCGGATGAGCAGTTAAATGGCAGCGACCTGCCTGCGGGCAGCGCGCTTGCCAATTATGCCTCGGACTACCTGAACAAACCCCTGACCAAGACCGTCAACGGCGCCCCTGATGTAATCCTGGACGCCGAAGAAGGCAGCCTCTACACCTGGGCCGACTCCCTCGCCGCATCGTGGTCCGGCATACCCGGACGCATCCTCCTCGACGAGAATGAATTCGAAAGCCTCTCGTTCGATGAAATGCTCAGCCGGGACGGCAAGGCCCGCACCATTCAGCAGGTGCTCACCCTGCCCATCCGCTCCGCCCCGTGGAAAATCCTTCCGGGTCCCGGAGACAGCGGAGAGGCCGCCTTCGTACAGGCCGCGCTGACCAAGCCCGCCAACCAGGGGGGTATGAAGACCCCGATGCGGCTGCTCATCGCCCAGGCACTGTCCGCGCGCACGAACCGGAAAGCCTGTTTCGAGAAGGTCTTCACCGAACGGGACGGCAAGATCGTCTACGAGCGCCTCGCGTTCCGGCCCTCCCCGACGACAGCCATCGCCCGCGACCCGAAGACAGGGGCTTTCCGGGGGTTCCGGCAGCGCCCCGTAGCTGTGGGCGGTGAGATCTGGCCGGACATCTGGATCGACATCCCCGCGCAGTACTCCTGGGTGCACCTGAACAACCAGCACATCAACGCCGCGCGCGGGCACTCCGACATGGAACTGATCTACTGGCTGCACGACAAGAAGCAGAAAGTGCTGTTCCTTTGGGCGACGTTCCTGGAGGCGAACGCGCTCGGCCGCTACGTGGTGCAGGCTGAGGATGAGACTCGGGCCAAGCAGTACGCACAGGCCCTGCGGTACGTCAAAAACGGCGGTGTCCTCGGCACTTCCAATGAGATCAAGGTAGAAACCCTGGAGCTGGGCACCGGTGCGGCCGGGCTGTTCAAGGACTTCATCGACTACCTGGACAACCAGATGGCGGCCTCGGTCCTCGCGGGGTTCACCAACCTCCCGGACAGTCCCGGCGGTTCCTACGCGCTGTCCAAAGACCAGTCCGACTTCTTCCTCCAGTCCCTCACAGGTACCGCCAAGGAGCTGGCAGAGTCCATCACGAACTACGTGATCGCCGACCTGGTGATGTACAACTACGGGCCGAAGGGCGTTTGCCCGACCTTTGAGTTCGGTCCGCTGTCTGAGGGCGACTTGGAGACGGTCAAGGCGCTGCTGCTCGGATTCGGCACAACGCCGACGGAACTCCGGGTGCCGCAGGCATTCATGACCGAGCTGACCAAGATGATGGGCACCTATCTTGACATGCCCATGGATGAGGTCAACAAGGAATTCCAGCAGCTGGAAGAGCGCATCGACCAGCGAATGGACCTGGAGCTGGAGACAAAGAAGGCCGGTCTCGATGCCCAGAAGCAGATGGCCGCGCAGGGTGGTCCTCAGGCCGGAGCTGCGGTAGGCGCCGCGAATCAGCAGAAAAAAGCTGAGATGGCGAAGGCCGGGGCCAAGATCAACAAGGCTGCACAGATGGTCAAGCAAAAGGCCGCAGCCGCCAAGGGCAAATAAAAAACCGAACCCCGCCAGGAGCCAAGCTCAACCGGCGGGGTTCGATCACCCAACCACCCAAAATGGATATTACTGGGAGGGTGCATGTCGGAGCAAGCTCAGCAAAAGGCCCAAAGCGAATCTTCACAACAGGATGCCGAGATTGCTGCTGTCGTCGCCATTCTGGTAGCGGGTCCGCCCCTCATTACCGCAATGAAGGCCATTTCAGTTGCAGCGAAACTCCCCAAAAAGCTAGTACTAGCCCTACTAGCCATCATCAAGTACAAACCAGGCAAAAAGGCACAGGCCAAGGGATCCGGCCCCGTCACAGCCGCCCTGAAAAAGAACATGCGCTACCGGGCCGCCTACCTCATCAACGCCGCACAGAGACTGGCCGCAGCCCCCGACCTGGAAGCAGCCATCGCCCGGGAAAAAACGCTGTTTGCCGCCCACAAGGAGGCCTCAGCACGCCGCACCGCAGCAGCGAAAGCCTCCGTAGCCATGGCCACCACCAGCCACAGCCCCGTCCTGGGATGGGGCGGCATCCTCGACAACCGCACCACCCCGGACTGCCGCTGGCTCATCGGGAAAAACTATTCCGTCGACAACCCGCCCGAAGGACTCCACCCCGGCGCCCGGCACCCGCGCTGCCGGTGCTACCCAACTCCGTCCTACCCCGGAAAACCGGTCGTCACAGAACTCCCGGCACACCTCAGCGGGAATTCTCCCCTATAGGTACTAGCCTCCCAGATTGACGAATAAACAGGTAGTTTGGTATCCGGCATGCCTGCTGAAAACACGCGCGCAAGGAGACCTCACTATGGCTACCGCCTTAACTGTCCTTTCTGCCTCCAATGGTGGCCTGTCCACCTTTACCACCGTCGCAGCGGACACCACCGGGAACACGTTCTCGAATGACGGCCGCACCTGGCTGTTCATCGACGGGGGCGCCGCCGGTGGCACGCTCATCGTGAAGTCCAACGCCATTCTCCCCACGGGCCTGGTCGTTCCGGACAAGACGTACACCATCGCCGCGACCACCACGTACCTCCTCGACCCGTCGGACTTTCCGTACGTCGTCACCGGCGACACCGTGAAGGTCACCGCGTCCGTCACCACGATCAAGCTCGCCGCGTTCCACTAAACACGCCGTAACTCCTTGGAGCGCAGGACATGAGTGCAGAGACTGGGGCGTTAGCGACCACCCCGCATCCGTTAGGAAAGCCGAACGGACCGGGTCTTTTCGGAAACAAGTCGTTGAGCCTCCCGCCGTATGTGCAAAACGTGGCCCAGAGCCTTATGGAGAAGCGCGGGATGGATCGCTCCCGGGCAATCGCCACGGCCATCGGAGTCATGAAGAACTGGGCATCCGGGCAGGGGAAGGTGCACCCCGAGGTCCGTGCTGCGGCAGGCGCGGCCCTGGCGGAGTGGGAAGCCGCAAAAATGAAGGCCCACGCCACCCCCAACAAGGGCGCTGTGAGCCTGTCCCAGCCGATGACTCTCCTGCGCTCCATCCTGGACGGCTCCACTGCGGTGGAACTGGCGCAGACCGCCACAGAGCCCTCAGGAGGCCCGAAGCCCGCCAAGGCCCCGGCCAAGCAGGACAAGAAGGCCCAGCAAGACCAGCAGCAGACCAAGCACCAGCTGCCTCCGGGCGCTACAGGCTGGAAGCATGGGTGGATTCCTGTCGATTCGTCCGGAAAAGCTGTCGGTCCATCGCAGATGAACAAGTCTGCGCAGGAGATCAAGGACATGACGGGCCACGACCAGGCCACCAAGGACGCGATCGCCTCCGCGTACCACAACAAGTCAGTTGCTGACGGCAAGAAAGCCGCCACAAAGGCCAAGTCCGCCAAGAAGAAGGCGGACGCCGCCGCCAAGCATGCCGCAAAGGCCAAGACCGCAGCCGCCAAGAAGGCGCTCCGGGCCAAGGTAGTCGCCGCGAAGAAGGCTGCGGTGGCTGCCAAGAGGAATGCCGCAGCTATCGCGAAAAACAAGGCTGCGAAGACGAAGGCCCGTCAGAAGCTGGTCACTCAGGCCACCCGGCAGGCGCTCGCGGACAAGAAGGCGGGCCGGTCGCTGACGCCGTCACAGGTCCGGCTGCTGGACGCGTACAACTCTCAGCAGGCCTCGCAGCTGGACAACCTGCGTAACAACGTGTCGCTGTCTCAGCCGGTTGGCGGGGAATCCCAGGTCACTGTCCCTACGGGTTCTTCGCAGGACGGCCCTCGTAGCACGGTAAACAGCCTGCTCTCCTCGGTTCCGAAGCGGAAGCTCGCGGATGCCGCGCTGAAGGCTCAGAAGACGCGGCGTGATCGCCGCAGGAAGGGCGGGAAGTGAACACGCAGGAGTACGAGTTAGCATTCGTAACGGTTTTACCGTCGGGTGCTCACGAAGTTCAGCCCCATACGCTGGACTTTTCCAAGAACCCCGCCGGAGCGTTAGCATTCCGATACAAGCACGGCTGGATCTTGATCAACCCCCTGATCCCTTCCCGGGGACTCAGCGGCGGCGGTCTCGCCCGGCAGCACGGCCACCTCTCCGGCGGCTACACCACCGGCCACTTCCACAAGGGCGCCGACGGCAAGGTCCACTTCAAGGCCGCCAACCGGTACGCCGACAAGGCGGACTGGGAGAAGGAAGTCAGGGCCGGGGCGGCGGGCGTCGTCGCCAAGCAGGAAGCAGCGAAGGCGGCTGTCCAGAAGGCCGAGGACGCCACCAACCTCACGGAGAAGCTGGCCGGGGAGAAGGCCCCCAAGGCGGCTCAGGCTGCGGCTCACGCGGCTGCTGCGGCGGCTCACCAGGACGCTGTGAAGCACTTCCAGGCAATGGGTCAGGACGGCCTCAAGTCCGGGGTGTTGACGCACTCGGCACACAGCGCGATCCACTCCTCCAAGGCGGGCCAGCTGGAGGCCGCCGCCAAGGCGGAGAAGCTCCAGAAGCAGGTACAGCGCAAGGAGCTGGCTACCGGCCTGTCGAAGAAGGCCAACGATCTCAGCGCCTCGACGAAGGAGTCCACGGCACTCCCGAAGGAGAAGGCAGCGCTTCACCAGAAGGCTGCGGCATCCCACCTGGCGGCCCAGAAGGCGAACGAGGCAGCCGGGAACCACTACGTCGCCGACGCCCACGGGAAGGCCGCCGCCAAGCACGAGGCGATTGCTGCACACCAGCTGGAGAAGCACAAGCAGCTGGAGCACGGAGCGGGTGTCAAGTCGAACAAGGCTGCAACCGCCTCCAAGAGCGCGAAGATAGCGGGCGAAGAGGGTGACTCGTTCCCCTCTCAGCTTGCCGCGCACCAGAACGCCTCAACCGCGCACGAAGAGGCCGCCACCGCGCACAAGATCCTCGGGAACACCAAGGTTGCGCAGGACCACCTGACCAGCAAGATGAGCCACAACACGGCCATTGCCCAGCTGAAGGAGAAGCAGGCCGCGCACGAGGCGACGACGGCTGAGAACGACAAGCTGAAAGGCGCCGCCAACGCGGCGTACCAGAAGGCCATCGGCATGCCCGAGGACACGGTGTCCCAGAAGGTGGCCAAGGTCGTCGCTCTCAAGGAGGCGTCCCAGAAGACTGGCGCTGCCATGCAGCACGGCGCGAAGCACGACCTGCCCGACGATCACCTGATAACGGCGAAGCACGAACAGATGACCGATTTCGCCAAGCAGTTGAAGGGCGAGATCGAGCAGGCGCACAAGGCCAAGGTCGAAGAGCAGAAGGCCCAGGCCAAGCTGAACCAGGCGGCGTTCGACGCCTCCGACACGGCCAAGACCGCGTCTCAAAAGGCGAACAGCTCCGGCACCCTCGCTGACCACTGGGCGGCTCACGATGCCCACCAGGCAGCTGGGGAGGCAGCAGGAACGGCGGGCCACGGGTCGGACATTCAGCAGTATCACGCGAAGCAGCAGGAAGCGCACCTGGACAAGATCGCGAAGATCCAGGAAGAGCAGGAAGCTGAGGCCGAGAAGGCGAAAGCGGCCAAGAAGGCTGCGATGGTCAAGGCGCTCGACCTGTCGGACGCTGCCAAAAAGGCCAGCATTGCCGCTGAAAACACGCCGCACGGCAAGGCCCTGATCGGCAAGCACCTGGACGCCGCAGCCGCTCACCTGGACGCCTCCGAAGCGGCGAAGAACGCTACCGCCGGGACAAAGCTCGCTGAGCACCACAAGGACTTGGCGAAGGAGCACACCGAGACCGCCAAGAAGCTCGCGACGGACATTGCGGACGCCAACCAGAAGGCCGGGGACTTCTTCAACAACGGCGACGACGCCGAAACCTTCGGCGACACGAGCGCAGCGGCCCACAACTACAAGAAGGCCGCCGAGCAAGCCGAACTGGCGGGCAACCCCGCAATGAAGGTCAATGCTCTGCACGCCCTTGCCACGCTCACCGGGACGAAGGAAGACCACAAGGAGGCCGCCAAGGCTGC